GTCCAAACATAGATTGCATCTCTACCTCTGATTGCTCCTCTGATCTGTGATCCGTCGGCCAGTCTTTGTGTACCAGCTGTATTGGTTGCTGTTGGTACATATGTGTTTATATCTTCTTGATCCGAGAATCTTACAAACATATCGTCTTGTGTTCCAGTGTCACCTATAGTTGTTTCTGTACCAAAGAATACTAAGTGTCTGTCTGGAGTAGATACTAACATATGACGTGATGCAGTTGGTGCACCACTTATTATTGTTGCTCTAATTGTTTCTGCATTTGTTGCTGCAGAGTTCCATTCAAAAACAGCACTGTCGTGAATTAAACAAATTGCTTTATCACCAAAATTATCTAGTGACCACATACCAGGCTCAAGAACTAAGTCACCTGATGCAGCTTCTCCCCATGCTACAAAGTTTGTTGTACTAGTAACTGTTGCACCTCCACTGTGTGCAGCTTTTGTTGTACCTCTTACTTCTCTAGTTACACCTGTAAGTTCGTTACCAGATATACCTGTGTATGAAATTTCTTCGTTATCTATTTTTATAAAGTTTGTACCTGCATCTGGAAACTGAGATACATCCCCTAATATAATACCAGTAGTTACAGTATCATTAATACCATTAGTTAATGTAGTTGTAGGTTCTCCAGCAACTTCACCACCCCATGATCCAAGTGACCAACCAAAACCTTGAGCTTGTACTGCTGGTCCTACAGGATAATAATGTTGTACTCTTATACCACCTGATGTGGTTGCACCAGATCCTGATTCGTTTGCGGGCATTGTAATAGTTATGGTTGTACTTGTTGGTACAGTTGTTACCATAAATTTTTTATCATCAAAATCAGATGCTGTATAATTAGAATTAGTTATTGTTGTAAAATTATCCAATAAGATAATATCTTGTTCACCTATATTATGTGGTGAGCTAAAAGTTATTGTAACAGTTGCTGATCCGTTAGTCGTGGTAAATGCATTTGAAAGCGTTGTTGTAGATTTAATAGGATGTATGTCATAAAATACACCACCTGAGTACGCATATAAAATTCTGTTAGTTCCAATAATTGCATACTTTCTAGCTTTACTATTTACAAAATGATGAAGTCCTCTACCTGCACCAGTTAGTGCATCATCTCCTAGTTGTTTCCAACCACCTATTTTTTCAGGTGTACCATATCTAAATCTTACATTATCACAGTCTGTCCACTGACCTTCTGCTCCTGTAGGAGTTAGTTGTTTATTGATTCCAGGTTGGAAACCTATTTTTTGTAACATATAACCTCATTTTATTACGCATTCCGTATTGGCGGAATACCTAACATTGGCCTTCTGTCGAACCTGTTTTTTTCAGCAAAAGGACCATTCACATGGTTATAATGAAGAAAGACTTGTCCACAGACATCCCCTTCAAAAGGTTCTCTCCAATGCTCTAATTCACAACCACTATATACTAGCATATCGCCTACTTCAAGCAAGACTTTAGTGCCTTTGGGTGCATTGGGTTTATGTATGTTCTTATACTCATCTATGACGTTGTCAGCCCCTGTACCATCGATAAATATAGGCCAAGGATCTCCACCGAGGTTTAAGGTAGTAGATATCTCACAAGAAGGTCTATCTTTATGACGTTTTAATTCATCACCTTTTTTATATATCCTAGAATAAGAATATGTAGGTATTAAATTAAGTCCAGTTTCTTTAGCCATAACAGGTAGCATTTTAACAAGTAATGTTTCCATAGCAAAATCTGCATAACATGAATAAGTATTAGGTATTTGTTGATCAGTCCATGTACCAAGCATACCAGTATCATAGGTAATATTGTTTTGATACATCCAAGCAACTGCATCTCGTTTAAGAAGAAAATAGTTAAATATAAAATTAGCTAACTCGTAGCTAACTGCATTTTTTATTACGTGATATTTATTGAAAACCATGTTGTATAAAATTAAAACTTACTGATATTCTTATATCATTTGATTCGTTAGGTGCAACGTTATGCCAAAGATAATATGGAAATATTATTATTCTACCTTCGACTGGTTTTAAATGTACTTCTCGCCATAAGTGTTTAGGTGGTCTACCTTTTTTTCTTACTGGCATATTTAATTGTGCTCCTGCTCTTGGTTCGTTTAAAACTAAATCACCAGAATTTTCTGGAGCTTTTATATAATATACCCCACTAAATAAACTATTAGGATGTATGTGTGGAGCATTGTATCCACCTGGCGGATTTATATTAGCCCACATATTACCCAATATAGGTTCTCTATCTAACCATTCTTCTTGCCATATATCATTCATCATTACAAACAATTCATTTACCAAAGGTTGAAACACAGGCATTTTATGCATTTCAGTTGTAGAGTGCCAACCATTACGATTTGTTTTTTTAACACCAGGATCTCGTTTAGACCATTCAACTATTTCATTAGCAAACAATTGATTATTTAGTTTTACATCTTTACCATATATGGTTGTTGGAAAAAATTGTTCTTTAATCATCTAAAAGGTTTACCTCCAAACCAAACAACAAGAGATTGTCTAATACCACGTTTAACAACATTAACTCTATGATTTAAAAATGATGCGAATATAATTGCATGACCTTGTTTAAGTTCTGCAAATTTACCTGGTGCCATTAATTCTAGGTCTCCACCTTCAAACTCTGATGGATCATTTAACAAAAGAGTCATTGATATTTTTCTTACAGGTGGTTCGTGTTCCATGTTTACATCACAATCCATATGCCAATCATAGAACCCTCCTTCAGGGTATTCTGTAAACTGAGCATTCTCTGTAACTTGTATGTCTCCAAAACCAAAATGATTCTCGTTTGCTTTTTGTATAAAATTATTAAGATCACGATACATGTGTCCCATTTCTTTAAAAGGTATCCAAGATATTGTAGTTAATCTTTTCTTTGTATCTGTGCCACCTCCTGGTTTACCCATACCTACTTGTGCTGTTTGTGGTGGTTGTTTTCTACCTGATTCAATAATCTGTCTACATTGTTCTGGTGTAAATAATGGAGTTGTTGTTTGTATTATCCAACTCTTCCATTTAGGTTCTGTAATATGTCTATTTTCGTACATTAACTTACTCCTCTGTTTTTAATTGGATCATATTGAACATCCATATTTGCAGCTAGTGTTCGTCTCATACCTGGTCCGTTAAAAGGATATACGCAGTGTCTCATGTCATATGGAAATATAAAAAAGTCTCGTTCTTTAATATCTGGTTGATAATCTACATTTGCAAAATGTCCACTACTAGAACCTAGTATTTGTAACCTACCATTTTGTGGTGCATCTGGTGATGAATATTCTACACCATAAGATTCTGGTAATTTTAAAATCATTACACTTGATAGACCTGTAAACAATGTTCCTTGATGAACGTGCACTGGATTGTATTCATGTTCAAACATAGTGTTAACCCACACAGAATTAAAATGTAAATTGTACTCTTTAATTTTATTCCATTCTAAATAATGTCTAAACTTTAGTTCAAACCAGTTTAACACATTATTAGGTAAATGATTATGTTTAGTCATTTTAGGACTGTCCTCTCCATTAAAAAATAAACTATGTTCTTTCTCAATCTTACCAACTAATTGTTTGTTAGCTGGTTTTAATTCAGGATATTTTATTTCATAAATATGATTGATAATATTATATACATCTAAAGGCACTTGATATTTTAATACCGACTGACCTAAAAATATAAAATTAAAATCTGATGTGTCCATATTTCTGTCTAATCCTTTCTGGGATTTTATCTAAATAAGGATTGGGTACCTTTCTAACTACTGATCTTATGTTATGCATATTCTTTCCTACGATAGTATCGTCATACTTCATACCATTAACTTCTACTTGTTGCAAGTTTTCAAAGCTGTGATTAAAATAAGGCTCACCTATAAACTGATATATTTTACGAAACTCTTGTTCTGATTGTGCAACTAAATTATCATACTTAACAAAGTGACATATATTAGGATAATTAAATGCATTCTTTATTGCTTCTAAATCTTTTGCAACGGCACCATCTGCATTCATAATTTGACTTAGTTTCTCTTCATCATTTTTAAAACCAAATCTATTGGGAAATGCATCAGGATTTTCTGTATACCATTGCATATAACTAGCTAACACATCCATAAGATCTCTAAGTAATACAATACATTTAAAAGGTCTTTTAAAATGTTTTTGCATCAATTGAAAATTACCAGGTGTCATTACAGGACCACGGTCGATGATTATACGTTGTGGCCAATCTTTGTAATAAGTGTCATATACGACATCTAATACATTATCTAAAGACTTGTGGTCTGGATAGTTTTGAAACACATCTGTATCTTTTAATAAGAACAAATCTTTCATTATTTCTAAAGTAATAGAGTTAGGTGTACACGCTATCTCTGGATTCTGATTCATAATACTTGCAAATAAAGTATTACCTGATCGAGGTTGTGCTACTAAAAAGAATAGTTGTTTATTTTTCTTTGGCTCCGAGGTCACTGGTTAATTGCTCTTTCTTGTTGTAAATCATCTCTCCTGATTTTTTAACTCTTTCTATAGTTTTTAATTGACCTAATACATTAAATACTTCTGGCTGACTTGAGCCTGATGTTAATGTTTCTGCTTTATTTTTCATAATGTGGTGATATGATTCTAATTGATGAGTGTTAACATCTTTTGTATCAAACGAGCCATCATCAAACTCTTTCTTTAATGAAGACCAAAGTTTAATTTCTCTCATTCTGTCACGTGCCACTAATTGCATATTAGCTAAACCATATCTAGCTTCGTCTAAGTCTATTTTATATTTTTCTAATTTATATTCATCAGTTTCAGATTCTACTTTTTTCTCTAACCATTTAACTTTAGCCTCTGATCTTCTACAATCAAATGAAAGACTCATTAAGTTTTCTAAGAATACGTTTTGTTCTCTAACACACTGCCAATACTTTGCAGCTTTAGTTGGATACTTCATATCTTGAAGAACAGACATCCTCATTTCTGTCTCTGTTCTAAATACTTGTTTCTTAGTCCATGTATCTCGAAGCTCGGCTGTCATAGCCTTAAACTCTTTTACGTCTTCTGGATCTAATAAATTATTTAAGCTTGGTGCTTCTTTTTCTATTAACGCATGTATATTTCTTTTTTCTGTCATAATATCCTTTCGATTCTTTATATATAACGTTTATTAACTAGTTGTCAATGTCTTAGCTGTAACGGTTTCTGTTGTTCCTGTAAATTCTTCTGTTACTGTTGTTGTACCACCTGGTGGCCCACCTGAAACCATTAAACCTGCTGTTGCTGTTCCATTACCAGTTGTAGATCCTCTTCCAGTTCCAAGAGATGGTCTAGTTGACCATGCTGTTCCGTCATATCCTTCAGTAGCGGTTATTACTCCTGGAGGTGCATTACCACCAAAAACTATATTAGAAGAAGAACTTACTCCTGCTGAACCTGCTTTTGTTCCAGGTCTACTTGTACTTAAAGCGCCACCTGCGGTCCAAGAAGAACCATCATATTCAAAAGTTGTAGTTCCAGAAGGTGATCCACCTGCAATTAATGCTGATGTTTGAACCCCATTTCCAGCACCTTCATATTTTGATTCTGGTAGTGCTCCTCCAGCTGTCCAACCTTCTCCATCATATTCTTCAGATGTAGTATAATTACCACCACCTGGATTTTCTCCACCTACTTTTAAAGCAGCCGTTGAAGTACCACATCCCATTAAACCATAAGTTCCAGTGCTTAAATTGTATGGATTATTACTCCACGAACTTCCATTCCAACTTTGCACGTTAGTATTATAAGTTCCAGGAGGTTGTATTCCTCCAAATTCTATTCCAGCCGTTTGTGTTCCTGCAACACCTCCCATTCTAGCTGCTACATTTAAAGCAGGTGTGCCTGAGTAACTTGTACCATCATAACTAACAGAAGTGTTTAGAGTTGTAGATGTATAACCTCCACAACTTATCGCTGCTGTCTGTGTTCCAAACGACATGTTTTGTCTAGACGTATAAGGCACTGTTCCACCAGCTGCCCACGCTGCTGCTGTAATTGTATTAATTGACGATGTAAATTCTTCTGTTGCTGTTGTTTTAGCTGATGGGTCATTTCCAAGAAATGAAACTGCAGCACTTTGAGATCCAGAACTTCCATGTCCAGCTACAGCAGTTGATAAAGCTGGAGCCGCTGAAAAATTTGTTCCATCATATTTAAAAGTTTCTGTAGTTTTAGATGCAGGAGGAGTGCCGTTAGATTTATTACCTCCAAAAAGTAAAGATGCTGTTTGAGATCCAGCAGCGCATGCTGAAGTTAAATGAGCTGGTAAATTTTCTCCAGCAGACCAATTAGTTCCATCATATTCTTGAGTAACATTTATTTGAACTGTTGGAGGAAAAGTTCCTCCACCAAATGATACGGCTGATGTTTGAGATGTTCCTGTTCCTGCTTGTCCGTAAGTAGCAGTTCCCATTGTATTAACAGCTGTCCAACTAGATCCATTATATTCTTCAGTTAAAGTAGTTCCAAAATTACTTGGATAACCTCCAGCAAAAGCTAATCCAGCTGTTTGAGTTCCTACACCCGATACTTGATATCTACCAGTATTTAAATCACCACCATCTGAATAACTAGAACCATCACCTTCATATGTTTCACCTCTGTATTGAGGTGAACCGCCAGGAGCTAAACCACCAAAAACTAAACTTGCTGTTTGTGTTCCTGCTCCTCCTAATGACCAAGTAGCTGTTGGTATATTTGCACCTGCAGACCAACCTGATCCATTATAATTTTCTGTAAGGGTAGTTGCTCCAGGAGGTGGATTTATAAACCCACCTGCTGCAAAAGCAGCATTTTGCGTACCCGATCCAGCTTGACTAGCGATCTCATCTCTAGCCTGAATTGCATTTGAAGAGCTAGTCCATGCTTCAATAGCAACAACAGTTTTTAATGAACCTGTATCCGAGTTATACCAAACCTGTCCCTCGTACGTTGAATCCAACGTAGGGTCAGAGTCAAATTCTTTTACTCTCTTACCATATATTTCTTCGTAAGTTGCCATTTAAAATATCCTTATGGAATAGTTACGTCAGATGGTCTTGTATTTATTGGTACAGCTGGTGCTTTTTCTTCATCAGGCAAAGCATCCCAAGTAGCTTGTGCAGCTTCAATTTCAGCTGTAACTAAAGCTTGTGCTTCTGATTTAGTTTTAAAAACACCATTTCTATCAGCTACCCAACATGCGCCTCGTTCATTGTTTCCAATAACCCAAACGTTTGCGGGATAACCTCTTAGAAAAAAGTTTCTTCTATCTTCAGCTGTAAAGAATCCTTTTCCAGTGTTAGTAAGCACTCCATATAAAAAGTTTTCCATAGTTTAGTCCTCCTTTTTAAGTTTGTATATCATAGTTTAACTTTGAGTCAAAGTTTTAACACTAGCTGATTGATCAAATTCTTCTGTTCTATTAGTATTTGCTGGAGATCCTGGTACTCCTCCACCAAAAACTAAAGATGCTGTTCTACTTGTAGAACTTCCTCCTGGAGAATAACTACCAACTGATAATGTTGCTGCTGATGTTGCCCAAGTAGTTCCATCATATGTTTGAGTTTTAGGCCGATTTGTCTCTGGAGAACCTCCAGACAATATTGCAGCTGTTTGAGTTCCACTTGCCCAACCATTATTAACGTCGTAAGCAGCAGGATTTACAGCTGTCCAAGATGTTCCATTATATTCACATGTTAAACTTGTATCTGGTCCACCACCAACTCCTAAACCAGCTGTTAAAATTCCACAACCTCCTTGACCACTTTTACTTTCTGGATAATTTCCACCACCAGTCCAACTTGAACCATCATATTCTTCTGTTGAATTTCCACCACCTGGAGCACCTCCAAAGGCAACGCCTGCTGTTAAAATTCCAAAACTTGAAATAACATATCTAGCTGTTCCTAAATTTCCTCCCCCACTCCAACTTGAACCATTATATTCTTCTGTTGCATTAGTAGTTGGTGGTGGAGCAGTATTTCCTCCACATGCAAAGGATGCAGTTTGTGTACCTGAACCTGCTAAGTGATATCTAGCCGTGCTTAAATTACCACCATTAGTCCAAGAGCTGCCTCCATATTCTTCTGTAGCGTTTGATTTTGTTGCTTCATAACCTCCAAATGCTAATGCAGCTGTTTGTGATCCCGAACCCCAAAGAGCTCTTCTTGCAGTGCTTAAATTTCCTCCAGTTGACCATGCTGCAGCATTTATTGTACTTTTAAAAGTTTGACTATTTGTGTTATACCAGATTTGACCTTCAGAAACAGATGAAGGAGGATCAGTTGTTACTGCCTGAATTGATTGTCCATGTAATTTTCTATATGTGCTCATAATTAACTCGTTGTAAAATCTGCAATATTAATAGTTGATGTTCCACCTGTAAATTCTTCTGTTGCTCCTGTCCATGGTGATATTGTTCCACCATAAGCTAAAGCTGCTGTATTCGTACCTGCTCCACCTAAAGCGTGTCTTGCAGTTCCTAAGCTTGGTCTTGTAGACCATGAAGTTCCATCATACCCCTCGGTTGCGGTAGTACTTGATGGAAGAGCTCCACCAGCGGCAAGAACAGCGGTATTTCCTGTTGCATTTGTTGAACCAGTAAGAAACTGTCTGGCAGTATTTAAAGCACCGCCAGTTGTCCAATTAGTTCCATCGTATTCTTCTGCTGCTGCTGATACAGATCCTGTATTTCCACCAAAATAAACAGCTGATGTTTGAATTCCTCCAGCTCCTACAGTTCTTCTTGTTGTGCTATTAGTATTTACTGCCGTCCAAGAAGATCCATTATATTCTTCGGCAAGATTACTTGCTGTGCTTCTAGGATTTGCTCCCATTGCAACTAAACCAGCAGTGGTTGTTCCTACCCCTGCTAAATAAGTTCTTGCACTATTTAAAGACGGTGCTGAAGTCCATGAGCTTCCATTATAAGCTTCAACCGTAGTAGATCCAGTATCAGGAGGCGGACTTCTTCCTCCAGCAGCAAGTGCTGCTGTTTGAATACCCAAAACTCCACAATTATATCTTGAAGTACCTAAGTTAGTTTGCTCAGCCCAACTTGTTCCATTATATTCTTCTACGTCGGTTGTGACTGACCCATTATATCCAGCAACTGCTAAAGCTGCAGTTTGTAATCCACATCCCTGTACATAAGCTCTTGGTGTATTTAAAGCTCCGCCACTAGCCCATGCTGCAGCGGTTATTGTGTTTGATGATTGATTAAATTCTTCTGTTGCTGTGGTGTCACTACCAGTAGATCCACCCGAAGCTAATGCTGCAGTTCCTGTTCCTACACCAGATAAATATCTTCTAGCTGTAGCTAATGTTGTTTTTTCTGACCAAGAGGTTCCGTCATATCCTTGTGTTTTGTTGGTAGTATTTAATGGCACTGTAAGTGATCCTCCCATTGCAATTGAAGATGTTGAAGTTCCAGCTGATCCAGAAGCCAGTACAGCGTAAACTAAACTTGGAGCTGATGTCCAAGAGGAACCATCATAGGCTAAACCAGTTGAAACTAATCCTGGTGATAGTCCACCAAAAGCTAATGCAGAAGTTTGGGTTCCAGAACCTCCACCATGATTTCTAGCTGCAGGTAATGCTCCTCCAGCCGTCCAACTATTCCCATCATATTCTTCTGTTTCTGATCTAGCTCCACCTGGAGCATATCCACCAAATCCTAAAGCTGCTGTTTGTGTGCCTGCGCTTGATCTACCCTGATTAGTACTTCTTGCAACTACCATAGCTCCACCAGAAGTCCAACTTGATCCGTTATATTCAAAGGTATCTGATTTTATACCAGGATTAGATGGGCCTCCAGAACCACCAAAAACTAAACCTGAAGTTTGTGTTCCAGATGCTCCTTGGCCAGAATAAGTTGCTGGCATTGCTGTTGCGTTTGACCAACCACTTCCATTGTAATGTTCTACTGTGCTTAAAGCAGGAGAACCACCATGTGCTACTGCAGCCGTTTGAGTTCCAAAACCTGAAAAATAACGTCTAGCATTGTTCATATTACTACCACTAGAAAATGCTTCAACAACACCTAATCCTCTAATAACCCCAGCGGTAGAGTTATACCACATTTGTCCTGTTTTTGGTTCACCAGGGTTAGAAGTTACTTTGGTAATCTTCTGCCCGACTAAATCTTTATAAGCAGCCATGTATCTCCTTAATTATTCTTTAAGAGCCAACCTTGTGTGCTGTCTACGTAGACTAAAGTATTTCCTGCTCTTTCTGTTGAAACTGTTAATGGATCTGTTGATCCTGCAATTTTCTCTGTTCCGTTTTGATCGATTGTTAGAGCATTTGAATCAAATGTTCCTGCGTAATCTATAAAAGAAATTTCATCTCCAATATTTCCAGCAGGTAAATCCATTTCTATTGCACCAGATGTTGTATTAATAAAATATCCTTCACCAGCTACTGCTGTAAAACCAGAAGTCTTAACTGCTTGCCATGAAGTTCCGCCTGATACTTCAGCAAAAGATAATTGACCAACACCTGTTGTGCCAGATCCTGTTACTGATGCAACTTTTAAAAATCTATCTGCTGTAACATTTCCAGTAGGAAATTTAAGTTCATATGACTGCCCTGAACTATGTGGGGGTGACGTAAGTTTAATCCCGTGGGAATTAGACTCACAATTCAATTGAATTGTACCTGGGTTTGTTGCACCCATTGCTTCGATTACACCAGTTCCTTTTGGTCTTAAACGTAAGTTAAGGTTTGAATCATCTCCAACTGCACCAATCTGTGCACCAGCTCCTGTTGCAGC